GACGAACCCGAAGTACTCGGGCACGTGCATCCTGACCGAGTACAGCCCGATCGCCGGGGCTGTGGGTGACGCGTCGATGACGCAGGTGCCGTTCCCGGTGAACGGGACAATCGCGAGGGGCACGGTATAGGCCGGTGCCGGCGGCCCTGCGTGACCTGCGGATCGGTTTGGCCGCGAACCTGTCGGCCATCCCTGGCGTGCAGACGTCCGCGTACGTGCGGAGCTCGCCGACGTTGCCGTTCCTGTATGTCATGCCGGGCCGCATCGAGTTCGACAGCACGATGGCCCGCGGGATCGACACCGTGTTCCTGACCGTGGTCGGTCTGGTCACGATGGGCACCGACCAGGGCGGGCAGGAGATGCTCGACAGGTTCCTGGCGCCGGACGGCGAGTTCAGCGTGAAGCAGGCCGCGGAGGCCGACCCGACGTTGGGTGGCGTGGCGATGGACTTGCACGTCACGGAGGCGTCCGGGTACCGGGCGTTCGCGCGGGAGGCGGCCGGCACGATCGGCGGCAGCTCGTTGGGCGCTGAGTGGTCGGTGATGGTGCTCGCATGAACTACACGATCAAGGTGACCGGCATCAACGAGTTGCGGGCCGCGCTGAAGGCGGCGGACGCGAAGCTGCTCGTCGGGTGGCGTGCCGGGCTGAAGTCCGCTGGCGAGATCGTCAGGGCGGACGCCACGGGCCGCGCGAGCCGTTACCAGGGGATCGGTGCGTACAAGGTGCGGGTGCGCGGCACCAGCGTCAGCGTCGAGCAGTCGAAGGGAACCGTCACAGGGTTCCATGGCGACTTCGGGCCGCTGCAGTTACGTACCGCGCTCGAGCCTGCCCTGTCAGACAACGAGGGCGCGGTCGTGAACGTCCTGGAGACCGTTATCGACGGGGCGATCGCTGCTCTGTGAAGGGGGAGACGTGAAGCTGGTTATCGGAGAGCACGAGTACCCGGTGCCGGACATGTCCGGTATCACGCTGAAGGAGCAGCGGCAGATCAAGGCGATGATCGGGAAGCCGTTGAGCGCCCTGATACACGACGACGAGGAGGGCGTGCCGAAGCTGGACACGACAGACCCGGACGTCATCAGCGCGATCATCTGGTTCGCGATGTCACGGTCGGATCCGACCGTCACGTTCGACGACGTCGACTCCATCGTCATCAGCGACGTCAGCGTCGTGCTCGACGCCAGCGACGAGGGTGATGCGAGCCCCCCGGAACCAGGCGTGACCGCGCCCGAGCCCGACGCGAGCGATGGGCCAGGGACGTCACCCTCCGACGACGCTGGGGCGCCAGATGGGTCGGTAATCAGCAACGGGTCGGGGAGCGAGAGTTCGGGGAGTGGGTCGGAGGAGTCTGGGAGGGAGACGACCCTCGAGGCTTCTGGTCTGCCGGGCTCCAGCGATGGTTCCCCATGATGCAGCCGTGGTCGCTGGGGGATTACACGTTCGCTGAGGTGAACGCGATGGTCGACCACATCGAGCAGTCCCTTGACCGCAAGCCCGGAACACGTAAGGCGTAATGGCTAAGAGCATCAGCGTATTCGTTCTCGGTGACGCTTCCGGTCTGAGCCGCGCGTTAGCGTCGGCCTCCGGCCAGGTGACCGCGTTCGGGTCGAAGGTCGAGGGCGTCGGCGGGAAGATGGCGTCGGTTGGGAAGGCGATGACGATCGGGCTGACGTTGCCGATCGTGGCCGGTGCCGCGCTGGCGGTGAAGGCGTTCGCGAACTTCGAGCAGTCGCTCAACTCGTTCGAGGCGGTGTCGGGCGCGACCGGCGATCAGATGGAACGGGTGAGCGATCTCGCGAAGAAGCTCGGGAACGACCTGACGTTGCCTGGTGCGTCCGCGGCTGACGCTGCGGAGGCGATGACGGAGTTGGCGAAGGGCGGCCTGTCGGTTGAGGATTCGATGGACGCGGCTAAGTCGACGATCCAGTTGGCGACCGCCGCCGAGATCGAGAACGCTGACGCGGCGACGATCCTGGCGGACGCGCTGAATGCGTTCGGACTGAAAGGCAAGGACGCCGCCCGCGTCGCTGACCTCCTGGCTGCGTCGGCGAACGCGACCACCGCGACGATCGACGACATGGCGTTGGCGCTCAAGGCTAGCTCGGCAGTCGCCGCCCAACTCGGAATCCCCATCGAGCACGTGACGACCGCTCTCGGTCTGATGGCGAACGCTGGTATCAAGGGCTCGGACGCAGGCACCTCCCTGAAGACGATGCTGCTGAACCTGGCGGCGCCGACCGAGAAGGCCGCGGCCGTAATGGAAGAACTGAACTTCCAGGTTTTCGACGCGGCAGGGAAGATGCTGCCGCTGCCGCAGATCATCGACAACTGGCGGATCGCGACGAAGGGGTTGTCAGACGCCCAAGAGATCCAGGCGATGAAAACGATCTTCGGCACCGACGCGATCCGGGCGGGCAAGACCATTCTCGACTCGGCTCCCGGCGCGTGGGACAAACTCACCGAAGCGGTCGGCAAGCAAGGCGCCGCCGCTGATCTCGCCGCCTCCAAATCGAAGGGCGTATCTGGCGCGATCGACGCGATGAAGTCGTCCGTCGAGACCGCGGCTATCGACCTGGGCGAAATGCTCGCCCCGGCCATCGAGAAGGCGGCAGGCTGGATCTCCGATCTAGTAGGCAAGTTCAACAACCTGGACGACAGCACGAAGAAGATCATCGGGATTGGCGCCCTCGTTGTCGGGTCGCTAGGCCCGATCGTCTACATCGTCGGAAACATGGCGAAGGCAATCTCTGGTGTAGGTACAGCTCTCAGACTGCTGTCGGCCAACCCGGCAATCCTTGTAGCCGCTGCCGTCGTGGCGATTGCTATCGCCTTCGATCAGGCGTACAAGAGTTCGGAGACGTTCCGAGCTGGCGTCGACGCGATCGTTGGTGTCGTGCGGACGATGGCCCAGTTCGTGCTCGAGGCGATCGCCGACATTGTCGACGGGTTCGGCACAATGGTCGGCGCGTTCGACTGGATCCCCGGTGTGGGCGACAACCTTGAGGGCCTCGCGGACAGCGCGCACTCCACCGCGGACGGGTTGCGTGATATGGCGGCCGGACTCGACGAGGCCAGCGGGGCCGCCGATGGCGGCACCCCGCGGTTGCAGGCGATGCAGGACGTGATCGACGCGACCGGAACGAGCATGGCAACCACGCAGGGGAAGACGGCCACGTTCGCGTCCTCCCTGTCCGGGGTTCTCACCGGGGCGGCAGGAACCGCTTCCGGGGCGCTGACTGGGGCTACATCCAAGGTCGACATATTCGGTAACGCGCTGCCGCCAGCAGGCGGCAAAGTGCAGGGGTTCAAGGGCGACGTCGACCGGCTGACAGGAGCCATCAACCAGGTACCGACGAAACACGCGACCGACATCACGACGCCAGGGGCGGTCGACTCCAAGAACAAGGCCGAGGCTGTCGACAAGGCCGTCAGCGGGATCCCGAAGTCATGGAAGACGAACGTGCTGACCGGGGGCACCGGCGCGGCCGTCGGCGCGTTGGGAGGCGTCGCTTCAGCGGCCGCCTCTATCCCTCGGAGCATCACCATCAACGTGGCCGTCGTCACCGGGCAGGGCACCGGGAACATCCCGTTCGGCGCGAGCGGCCTCAAGAACTTCCGGGGCGGACTGGCAGTCGTCGGTGAGGGAGGGCCGGAGCTCGTGATGCTTCCGGCCGGCTCCGACGTGATACCGAACGGCCAGTCCCAGCGGATGCTGGCCGGTGTCGGCGGGCCTACCGCACTAGGCGGCGGTGGCGGCGGTGTCGTGGTGAACGTGAACGTGTACGGCCGCGTCACGTCTGAGCGCGACCTTGCTATCTCCATTCGCGACGAACTGGCGAGCCTATCGATGCTGACGCCGAGCCTGTGGGGGGGCAGGTAGCGGCATGGCGACGTTCGTGACCGTTCACGCGTCGATGCCGCAAGTGTCGGTAGACATCGATTTCACGAACGACCCGGCCGACACCGCGAGAACCTGGGAGTCGGTGAGTAGCCGTCTACGCGAGATCCACCTGCGCGTGTACCGGACGAGCGAGATCGACGAGTTCCAGGTCGGGTCGCTCACCGTCGTCCTGTCGAACAGCGACCGCGAGCTCGAGCCCAACAACGTGGACTCGTCGTTCTATCCGAACGTGAGGCCACGCCGCCCGATCCGCTACCAGGCACGGTGGAACAGCATCACGTACGACCGCTTCAACGGGTTCACGCAAAGCCACAGCGTCGAGTGGCCAGGCCAGGTGGACGCCATCACCACGATCCGGGCCGCCGACTTCGGCATGCTCCTGAACCGTGACCAGGTGACGTTGAACGGATACCCGCGCGAGACCGTGGACGCCAGGATCGGCCGGGTGCTCGACGCGATCGGAGTGCCTGCCGCCTCCCGGGTGCTGGACACAAGCGACCGGATCGTTGAGGCCGTGCCGGAGCTCGAGGAAGACGGCAGCGTGCAGCCGGTCACGGTCGGAGCGCTCGTTCACTGCCAGGACGCGGCCCGCTCGGACGGCGGCTACCTGTACGTCGGCCGCGACGGCATCATCGTGTTCCACAACCGCTACCACCGCCACGACATCCTGTCCGCGCCGGCCGCGACGTTCGGTGACGCGAACGACGGCACCGAGATCCCGTACCGGCCCGACCTCGTCGGCT